CCTTCCAAATTGTCGACGCCTCCGACATTCCCTCCGACCGCACCTTCCGCAACGCCTGGGAATACTCTGCCGAATGAGCATCCGCATCAACATCGACAAAGCCAAGGCCATCAAGCTCGACCAACTCCGGGCCGAGCGTGCGCCTAAACTCGCCGCCCTCGACCTCGCCTTCATGCGGGCCGTCGAACGTGGCGACCTTCTCGAGCAGGCCAGCATCGCCGCCCAGAAGCAGGCCCTCCGCGACCTCACCAAGGTCACGCTGCCTGACGACGTGGCCTCCATCAAAGACTTCAAACCCGACATCCTCAAATGATTACCCACCTCCTCGCCCTCCTCGTCGGCTTCGTCGCCGGTGCCCTCGTCATGCGCAAGCACAAGGCTAAGGCCGACACGCTCGAAGCCAAAGGCCGTCAGGCCCTCGACGCCCTCAAGGGCAAGTAAGGCCGTGCGCTTGCTCCTAGTCATCGCCCTCGTGGCCCTGGCTGGGTGCAAGTCCACACCCAAGGCCGAACTGCCTCCCGCAGTCGCCACGCCCAAGGAGGTCGCCCTGACTTCCGTTGGCTGGACCCTCGATGTCATCGACTCCCGCGTGGCCGCAGCCGTAGCCGTTGCCCGGGAAGCCAACACCGCCGGGAAGCCTGCGGTCGTGGAGTCCGAACTGTCAGTGGCTGGCTCATTCCTGCCCAAGGCTACCGAGGGTGACCTAGCCTACGCTCGCCAACGATCGGAGAAGGCCAGCCCCGCCGACTACGAACGTCAGCGCACTAAGGCCGCCGAGAAGCAGAAGGCCGCCGAGGCCGCATGGGCTGACCTCGAGAAACAGGTCGCCGCGAACAAGGCCGCACTCGCCGCCCGGGACGCCCGCATCGTCGAGCTGACCAAGGAGGTCGAGCGCGTGAAAGCCGAAGCCTCCAAGAACATCTGGACCCTACTCGGGGCCGGTCTCTTCGCGGTCGGTGCCTTGACCACGGCCTTCCTCGGTCCTCGCCTTGGCGTGCCGCTCCTGGCTTGCGCTGCGCTGGCTGGCTCGGTCCCGTTCATCTACGACTCGCCTGCCTTCATGTGGGTGGCCATCGGCACGGCGACCATCGCCTCGGGCCTATCGCTCTGGTGGCTCTACGACAAAGTCTCCGACGCCGTGCAGGACAAGAAGGACGAAGTCGAAATTACCAAGGACGAATGAGCAAGCCCCGCCCCAAGTCTGACCCGCCCGCGGTCAAATACGCGGAGCCTCACTTCACCTTCCGCATCCTGGGGAAGAGCAAGCCGTCTCATGCGCCCGGATGCCGCACCCCTTTTGGCTACTGCTGGAAAGGCATGGGAGACATCCATGTCGATTCCCGCCAGCCCGAGCATGAGATGATCGACACGGTCGTCCACGAGCTCATCCACGACACATATCCCTTTCTCGACGAAGATGCGGTCGAGTCCGGAGCGACCCGCATCGCCGAGGCCATGTGGCGACTAGGCTACCGCCGCACCATCCGATGACCATCGAGACCTTCACGACCGTCTGCGTACCGGGCGTCGCCTCCCTAGCGTACTTCTCCGCAGGCATCGCCAACCTTTACACGCGTAACTACGCCATGGCCATCATGTGGATTTGCTACGCCGTGGCCAACGTCGCCCTCCTCTCGACCGTCCTCCGCAAATGAGCGCCGCCCCCTTCAACCCCGAGGACATCCCGAAGGAAGCCCGTGAAGGCTTCGTCGCCGGCATCATCGGGGCGATGGCGATGACGGCACGTCTCCTCTTGTCCGAAGACCGCCAGACCTGGGCGTGGGTGGCTCGTCGCGTATGTGCCGCATCCATTACCGCGGTCATGGCCAATTACGGGTTGGCGGATTATATCACTTCCGACAGCCTACGAACCGCCGCAGTAGGCGGGCTGGCTTACGCTTCTCCAGAGGCCCTCGACGCCCTTCTCCGCGCAATCAAGGCTCGGGCGAACCGCGAGGCCGACCGCATCGCCGGCAATCTCAAGCCCTCCAAGTCCAATGGCAAAGCCAAGCGAAAGCGGAAGTGAGGCCAATCTTCTGCTGGCCGTCCTGATCCTGACGGTCGTCTCCGGCGTGACGGCTCTCAGCTGCGCGCTCACTTCGTCATTCGTCCTCGACCAGTTGCACAACACTGAGGCGCTCGCCCTGATCGTCGTCGATGGTTCCAGCATCAAGTCCGACTCCCAGTCCCTTGAGCGCAACCTATCCTGGGCGACCCTAGCCCTGAAGTCCGTCCGCGACCTTGGCTGGGCCTTGGCCGTGGGGTGCTTAGGGGTAGGGGTGGCGGTCTTCCTCCGTTCCCGCCGTCAAACGGCCTAGGAAGGGCAGGGAGAGGCCTTTAAAAGGGGTGTCCTAGGGACGGCCTAGGGCTAGCTTTTGACCCCCGCAGACCCCTGTCAAAGGTTTCGATTTAATTGTTTGACTGAATGCAGCCGGTGGGCGAATGTAGTCGGGCACAACCGCACAACCTATGACCCCCGCTGAAAAAAACATCAAGGCCACCGAGCTCTTCATCATGGCCAATAACATCCGCATCGAGATCCGCCAGAAGCAGAAGGCCCGTGCCTTGCTCGCCGGCAAGGTCAATGACCTGTTCCTCGAAGGCATCGACATCGCCATCGAGAACCTGGAAGACAAGTTCATCGCCCTTACGAACGAGGCCAACGCCCTTACCCGCAACTAATCCCACGCACATGAAAGCCCTCATCGCCCTCTCCTTCCTCATCATCTTCGGCTGGCTCGCCGTCGTCACCTTCTGCGGCCCGGAACTCTACCGCGCCATCAACGGCCCCGAGCCCGTCAAGGCCAAGGTCATCCACCGCCGCGCCCGCTGATCGCCATGCTCGACGAAATCTTCCGCAAGGTCGAATCGCAGTTCAACGTGCGTCCCTCCACCCGCAAGCCCTCCGCCCCTCGCGGCGTGGCCATGCTCGCCAAGACCTACTGCGGCGAACTCCCCGCCTTCTACGCGGTCGAGCCCAAGGTGGACGGCGTCCGCGTGATCGTCACCGCCGACCTCGACAACGGCGTGGTCACCTTCGCCTCCCGCCGTGGCAATCGCCTCGCCTCCCTCGACCATCTCGCCCAGGAGGTGCTCGACCTCTTCGGTGCTTTCCGCGGCATCTGGACCCTCGACTGCGAGGCCGTCGCCGGCAAAGGGTTCTTCAATGACGTCGGCGAGATCAGGTCGGAAGCCCCGGCCCTCGACGCCCGCCTCTGGGTCTTCGACGTCCCCTGCATGAGCAGCAGTTCCTACCGCGAACGCCGCAAGGTGCTCGCCGACATCTTCGAGGCCGCCATGCCCAAGCCCTGCTCCCTCCTCCTCGTCCCCTCCCTCGTCGGCGTCCTGCCCGAGGAGGCCTTCCGCGACTTCACGGCGCAAGGTTTCGAGGGCGTCATGGTCAAGGATGCCTCCGCCCCTTACACGCACGGCGTCCGTTCCGCAGCTTGGCAGAAACTCAAGGCCTCCGACACCGTGGACGCCGAGGTCGTGGACGTCGTCGAAGGCGAAGGCAAGTGCGCCGGCATGGCTGGCCGCATCGTCGTGCGCCTAGGTCGTCGGTACGTCAACGTCGGGACCGGCATGAGCAACGAGACCCGCCGCGATCTGCTCGCCCGCCGTGCCCAGGTCATCGGCCAGACCGCCGAGGTCGCCTTCCACTGCGTCACCCCGGACGCCTCCCTGCGTCACCCTTCCCTCGTCCGCATCCGCGGCGACAAGTAATCTCCCCCAACCCACAAACGCACATGAACCAAGCCCCCATATCATTCATCAAAGCCGTCGATGGTCGCGTCCTCACGCTGACCCGACCCATCCTGCCCCACGCCGCTCGTCGGCTCGTCTCGGTGCTCCCGCAGCTGAACGCCCTCAACACGGCCGGCAAGTCTCAGGCCGATGCGGCCGAGGCCCTCAACGTCTCCGTCGGCGCAGTCCGCGCGTGGATCGCCCTCGCCGGCATCTCCTGGTCGAACCTCAACCGCCGCGGCCCGTACGCCAAGCGCACGAAATAAGACCATGCCTAAAGGACACTTTCCCCGCGGCCTCAAAGCCACGCACGAAATCAACGGCGTTAAGATGAGCAAACTGAAGCACGACCGTATCCGCGCTTTCGAGGCCATGCTCCCGCAGATCGACGAGCGTGAGCGCCTTAACTCCGAAGACGTGGCCTCCCGCCTAGGCGTCTCTGGCGTCACGATCTGCTCCTGGCTGAAGGTGCTAGGCCGCCGTATGCTAAACAATAACGGACGCCGCTTCTTCTCTTGGGATAAGAGCAACTGGCACAAGACCGTGCTCCCGGTATACAAGAAGACCGGCAGCGCGCTCGCAGCGGCAAAGGCCATCGGGGTCAATTCCTGCACGGTCTACCGCTGGCTGTCCAACAACGGCCACCTTGTCCGCAAGCACCGCGAACGCGACATATCTTCTTTCAAGTTTCAATCCTACCGCTAATGCCTGACCCTTCCCATCGCCCATACTGCCAACAAACCGCAAAGGCCCGACTAATCATGCACATCATCCGCCCCAACACGAAGCCGCCCCTCTGGTGGCTCTTCCCCTGGTCCTACGCCCTGACCCTCCACGCCGCCGCCAACGCCCTCAAGGCCATGACGGACCGACAGGATCGGGTGCTGACCATGCAGTCCCATGTCATCGCCGACCAGTCCGAGGAGATTCACTTCCTCCGTCAGCGCGTCGATGACCTGAACGACGCCATCATCCGCGGCGCCTCCATCAAGGACGCTGGCCCCATCCCCGAGGACTCCGAGTCGTGAGCATCCAACACCCTGACGGTCTTGTGGCCCTCTTCTCTGAGCTCTACGAAATCAATTGCCGGGTCGAGTGCGGTGACATCGCCTCCGCCAAGGCCGCGATCTCCTCGGGCCGGATGAAGAAACTTCTCGCCCATTACGAGGAGGCCCTCTGGGAGGACGGCGTCGAGCCCCTGAAGCTGGAGGCCTACGTCGCCGCCGGCGGCTGGGTCGGCCTGACCTACTCCTACCGCTACCCGGCGGACGGCTTCACCGTCACCAACTCCGTCACCCCGAGACGCGTATGAGCGAACCGACAATCTGGGATATTTCTATGGGCGGCAATCCTCCTGAGAAGTTTGTGCCTTACGCGGACTACGCCAGCCTCAAGGCCGAGGTCGAGCGGCTCCGCAAACTGTTCGCCGACACGGAACGCCTGATGCTCCTCGACGGCGAGTATGAAGCCGCCAAGGTCGGCACCTACGCCCGCCTCAAGGCCGAGGTCGAGCGGCTCCGCAAGGCAGGGGATGCGATGGCCTTGGAACTTGAGCCGTCTTTGAAATGGAACCCAGACAGCGATGACATTCGGTATCAGGTGCGTCTCTGGCTCGCCGCCAAGGAGGGCAAGCCGAGCGTATGAGCCTAGAAGCACACCACAGGTTTATCCTCGATACGATGCAACGCAATCAGGACATTGCTAGGAACATCATTAATGAACTAGAAGCCGAGGTCGCCCGCCTCAAGGCCGAGGTCGAGCGGCTGAACGAAGCGTGGGTCGATAAGAAGATGCAGGAAGATAGGGACGCATTGCTTCAACAGGTCGAGCGGCTGACCAAGGCCGGGGATGCGTTCTACGAAAGCGAGATTGGTTATTACGGAGAGCAAATCCTTAATGACCCCAAGCACCATTCGGGTCAGATGTGCCGTGACTGGAACGCCGCCAAGGAGGGCAAGCCCAGTGCATAAGCCCATGCGCCCCTTCTCCATCGTCGCCCTGCTGCTCCTCGGCTTCAACGCCGCGGCCGCAGCTGAGGCCACCCTCCTCGAGTGCATCGCCATGGTCGAGTCCGGCCAGAACCGCAAGGCCGTGGGCAAGGCCGGAGAGCGTGGCATGTATCAGGTCGGAAAGGCCGCTTGGGACGACGCTAACGAACGGCTAAAGCGGGAAGGCCACTACCACTACCAGTTCAGCAAGTGGCGCAACCCGACCGCCCAGGACATGATCGCGTCCGCCCACCTACGCACCATCCGCGACCACTTCGCCCGCATCGGCATCGTCGCCCCGTCCCCCGAACAACTCGCCCTGGTCTGGAACGTGGGCTGGTCGGGCGCGGTCGAACGGCGCTTCAAGCCTAACGACTACGCCCAGCGCGTCGGCAATTTATTCCGCTCGCAAAAGGCTTTGACCCGCTGAAACCTTCGACCGTGGCGCACATCATCATCGCAGTAGACCCCGGTCAGTCTGGCGGCATCGTCTGGTCCAAGACCGGCGAGCCTGAAATCTACGCCGACAAGATGCCACCGACCGACGTGGAGGTCTGCCAGTATATCGCTGACGTCTCGCTTAAGGCTAAGGACGTGGAGCTCTTCCTTGAGGAGCCTTCCGTCGCCGGCTACGGCCCGAAGATTCCCGCCGCCTCCATCGCCCGCCTCGCTCAGAATTACGGTATGATCTACGGCGCCGCCGTCGCCATGGGTTGGAAGATTCACCGCGTGAAGCCCCAGGCGTGGCAGGCCGCCCATTCCCTGGGCAAGAAGAAGGACCACGGCAAGGGCTGGAAGAACCACCTCAAGGCCCGTGCGCTGGAACTGTACGGCAGCCGACTCGATATCACCCTCTGGAACGCCGACGCGGTCCTGATTTACGATGCCGCCCAGCGTGGCGCCATCAACTGACCTTTCCCAACCTATGAAGAAAACCTCCATCAAGAACATCCCCGAGGCTCAGGCCTACGCTGTCATTCCGGGCACGCGCTACATCCTGCTCCCCGACGGCGTCCTCGCCAAGCCCCTGACCAGCACGCTCAAGCCGTCCGGCCCCGCGTACAACATCGTCATCGACGGCAAGGTCCGCCAAGTCCCGCTCTCCGTCCTCCAAGAGTCCATCGGCAAGGCCGACATCCGCGACCTGATCCGCAAGGACTGACCTCCCCTTTCCCTATGCCTAAAGAACCCACCCCCACCAACACCGCGACGGCCGACCTGGTCGCCGCCCTCGCGCAGCTCGACAACGTCAAGGCCAACAAGGTCGTGAAGGCTAACTTTACCGCAAGGTATGTCAGTCTCGACGCGCTGCTCGATGCCGTGAAGCCGGTCCTCCTCGACCACAACCTCGCCTTGATCCAGACGCTCGTCTCCCAGGAGGGCAAGATTGGCGTCTCCACCGCCTTCCTGCACACCTCCGGCGAACGCTTCGATTTCGGCACGCTCCTCATGAAGGCCGAAGGCCTGACCGCTCAACAGGTGGGCGGATTGATAACTTATGCGCGTAGGATGTCAGTCAGCACCGCCTGCGGCATTAGTGTGGACCTAGATGACAATGGTTCTGAGGCCTCTGGCATCCGATCTGCGGCCATTTCTAACGTCGCCCCTGCCTTCTCCCCCACCCCTCGCCCCCTGACCAAATGAGCGACCCTAAGCCCTTCGACCCCTTCGACCCCATCTCCGCCGCCATGGGGGCCTTGCACGGCCAGAACCTCCTCGCCGCCAAGGACGCCCGCATCAAGCAGCTGGAGGAACGCTTGGAGGCAATGCGCGAGGCCGGCGACCAGCTCTGGTACTGCGTCCGCCACGCCCAGCGCGTCCACGCCGAGGAGCTCATCGACGCCGTGGAGGAATGGCAGGAAGCCCGCAACCATGGCTGAGACTCCCAAGGGCATCGAGAAGATCGCGGCGACCATCCGAGGTCAGTACGCCCTGCTCCTCCTCCTGGACGGCTACCCTTACGTCGAACTGACCGCCCGTAAGCACGCCGACTTCCTCACCGACCTCAACGCCTGGAGGCGCAAGACCTACCCGTCACTCTCACGCTCCGTCGTCCGATTCTTTACGCTCGCTCCGAGCGGGGAGATTAAAGAACTTACCTTCACCAAATGACGAACCGCGAATATCTCAGGAACCTCCTGACGCAACTAGCCGGCGAACTGGCCACCCTCCGCCCTAACTCTTTTGAGGGCATCGCCGGTGATGCCAACGCGCTCGCCGAGTCCATCATCGCCGTCAACAACGAGCTCGACGCCCTGGACGCCGACAAGATCGAGGAGGCCTATCACGTCAAACCGATCTACGACCGCATCAAGGCCGTCATCGCCCATGAGCGCGTCCTCCGCAATCAGCTCGACCGCATCGCCCTCGCCGCCGACAACGCCATCGACCTGTGCAACCTCCTTTCGGCGCACGTCGAAGAGCACAACCCGAGCGACGACGACGCCTCACTCTGACCCTTTCCACCAAACGCACACCATGCCCCAAATCCACGACCGCAAAGAATACCGCGCCTTCCCGGCGCTCAACCAGTCCGCCGCCAAGGTGCTCGTCGCCAACTCGCCGGCGCATTATCAGGCTTATATCAACACGCCCCAGGAAGAGACCAAGGCCCTCAAGTTCGGCACGTTCGTTCACGCGGCCGTCCTTGAACCGCAGACTCTCGACGACCTCTACGCCACCGCCCCGGATGTGGATCGCCG